GTGTACGTGTGCCCATATTTACTCAACTTTTTAGTCAATAGTGTTGGATCAACGGTTTTACAAAATAGTGGAGAAAAACCAAAACAGTTATCATCACCATAAAATAATCCAGACACATGCTTTTCAATGTTTGTTACCATATCGATACAATCCTTAGTACCAATATCTAGCAAAATTTCCGAAATTGCTAAATGCAATAACGCACTATTGTAAAGCGTATTGATTATTGAAGTTCCAGGATTTCCCGAAGGTTGTCCACGTGAAATCTCAATAGCGGCATTTCCAAAAATTTGAAGTGAGTTCGTGATATCACTCCAAAGCGCAAAGGAAAGCATGTCATTGTTGCGCATGTACTTTTCTTCAATTGAGTGAAATACTTCCCAAAGAAGTTCGTAATTTAAATGACCATCGAAATTTGAAAAATCTCCAGCCAAAAAATGCTCTGCTTCTATGTTTGAATTTTTCACTAACTGAAAAACAGCACGATCCCAATCATCGGAGTAGGGATTGACTCCAACTAATGAAGTGTTATTAATTCGATTTTCCATAATCATCGCTTGAACATCAAGAAATTTTTGACGATAAAGAACTACAAAATGTAAAGGTGCGGCGGCAAACGATCGAGTTTTGCCAGCATCAACTCGCGCAAATTCACGCAATTCATCTTTTGGTGTTGAAACAAAAAAACAATTTGGACGATTGCCTTGTTCAACAGACTTTTTGTAATTCTCCATCTCTTGAAGTAGAAATGGGTGATCATAGATAAAATTTTCATCCGAACCGAGGAAAGAAGTTTTTCCTTGTTTTCCACTTTCTTTATGAAAAGTAAATGGATAACCTGGTGACGAGGAACGACATATTGCACGACAATATTCATTACCTTCGGTACCACGAATCGCAGTAAAAATATCGAATTCTTTTACTTCACGTGTTTTACAACTAAAAAATTTTTTTTTTAAATGAGATTTAAAAAGAGATTTTTGAGAACGATTTAAACCTTGACAAGGTTCAAGATATTTTTTCATTGCCTTATTAACTACATGTTGATTGCCATCATCATATTTAAAATAACCTAAATGAGCCGGTTTTTTGACTGGTTCTGAGATTTTTGAATACAAAATACTATGAGAGATTTTTGATTTTTGAGGCACATTTATTGTATGCGGAACACATGTTAAGATTTCAAAATCTGAATCCAACGGGGTTTTAACGGTTGTCATGCATTGTTTGATCAATTCGTCTGGTCGAGAGAAAGTACTCTCTTGACCAAATGGAATTACATCAAACATTTCACGAGTAACGTATGCAGCCCATGATTTATCAGAACTTGTTAATCCAGCCATATGTATTCCACAAACTTTCTCTGGAAAACCTGTATCATTAATAATTACTAACGATCCACATTGTCCAGACTGAGTTTGTGCATCATAAGCAAGAACACCATAGTTCATACCCATTTTTCCATTATTTGCAGACAATAACCAATCAGACATCACTTCTGAGATTCGTGTTCGTTGACGTTGAACAAACCAATCTTTGTCATGTAACAAAGAAAAAACAGTGACATCAATACCTTTAAGAGATTTTAAACGAGATTCTGAAATTAAATGATTTGACATATTTGGATGATCTTTAACACATTTACCAAATTCAATAAAAATTACATCATATGGATAAATTATTTCACCATCTTCATTTTCTTGACTCAATTTCCAAATTTTAAGAGATTCTTTATCAATATTAACATATTTATTTCTTAAACCATACAAATGAACTTTATAATTACTACCACAATTGTCAAAAGCATGAGCATTACATAAAAAGATGCGACCACGAATAAATGTTCCAAGATTTTGATAAGTATTTCCGTTTTCTGACTCAATAACAATATTATACATCGAAGATGTAAATTTTCTCATTATATCATCAGAAGCCGAATCAAAACAACTTTCTAATTTTGGAGTATTTGAAAAT